CCCCGAGCTAGTACCCGTAGATCTTTAGGTGGCGCGTCGCGCAACCCCCCGTGGCCTGAGTTGGGGCTCTCACATACTGGCTCACCTTTAGCTTGCTCCAACAGCATTTGCACTTGCTCCTCCAACTCTTGGATTCGCTCCCCATAACTCACCTGCTGCTTCCTCCTCTCCAGTAAGGTCATACCAGTGGGGAGCATCGTAATGATGACATGGCCAGCGCCTATGGTGGCAGCAGATGTGTACGGAGTGATGGACAAGGTCACATTTGCCACATTGGCAGTTACCAACGCCACCGCAGTGGTGAGAGTTGTGCCAATGAGGGTGGCATAGAAGGATGTCAAAACGGAGCCCCCTGTGCCCATGACGATGGTGGGATTACCAGAAAAGGTCGTTCCCGCGAAGTCAAAGAAGACCAAGAAAGTTCCCTTCGAAGGCAAAGTCCAAACCCCAGTTGGTGCAACTCCGTATGCAAACGTCGGTTGTAACGTGCTATACGCGTTGACCGCAGGGGTGGTCCCCCAGGGGTTGGTCACTGTTGGTGACACCCCCTGAGTGGCCCGATAGGACCCACCTGTTATGGCTTCATCCGGGCTTATCTGCGAGATGTAGAAGTGCACTTTATAGTCCAAGGAGAAGGTACCCATGGTCAGGGATCCTGACCCGCCGGTGTTCATGTCGGCGCCTGCAACACACAAGAAGCGCCCTTGTGTGGTTAGACGGGTATCTGAGGCTGAGGGATCACAGAAGAACAGGGAGTCTTTGTCGATGTCATGTAAAGACGTCACAGAAGGCTCCCACACTTGAGTGTTCTTCACACCAGTGTGAGCCGCGGCTTTCCGGGCATTCATGCCCACATTTGTGAGCATGTCATCGTTGGGATCATAATCGCAAAAGAACCAGAGCGCCCCCTGTTGGGTGGCGGGAACAACTGGGTTGTACTTCACGGAGAACTTCTTAAAGACATACTTGTCGAAGAGCCCCGCGAATTGTTGCAACCGCGTGTTCGCTATCGTGACGGGCGATATCAGTTGGTCGAAAAGCACGTCACCCTCCTTGGTGTTGACAGGGACACTGAGATCACCAAGGTAGTCGGTCCCAGTGAGTTCAAGTATTGTACCCTTGGGACCAGAGATAGTCCGGAACTTATAACGAGTTCCTCCAACGCCGGACTTCACGGCCAGCATGGCTCCCTCAGCTTTCGCTAGGGCCTGCACTTCTTTCTTGAGACTCCCAGTAGTAACCAGGGATGCCTTGGAAGAAGTCTTGTTCAGGGATTTCATAGCTCTGGCTGCATGGCGAGAGCGGTCGTTTCCTAAACGTTCGTGGGCGGTCTGACCCATCATGGCATTCGCCAACGTCCCTGCCAACCCATACAACGCTTGCAACTCCGATTGGTTGGGTTGCACTGTGCGCTGCGGTAACTTGGGTGGCTGAGGCTTGCCTTTCGACTGCGTCTTGGGTTTGCTTTTCGCGGACATAGGTGAAGAGTGCTTGTACTTGATGGGGGTAGGCCAGTTTGATGTTTGTTCAAAATGAACTCACATGGGGCATGTATAGCGCGCCAGGGTGCCAAATCCTATTTCTTGCATTGGCGCGCCTTCACTGCTTACGGCTTGAAGAACTTAATGTGCCGCATGAAGGTATGCCACCCTAACATGGGCCCATGGGATGTAGGTTCAATCGAGCAAGTGGCCTGGAACCGGGCCTCAAGCTCCTCCGTAAGAGCGGTAATCGCCTCCTCTAGGGGGCCCCAATAGATCCAAGCACCAGTCCAGCCATCGAACACCATCTCGTAAGCGACGTGGTCGATGCCAGAATAATCTGGGCGTTGGTAGTCCCATTCGTACACACAGTATCGAAGGCCATTGGGGGCGCCCCTATTTGCAACGGTGTGCCCATAGCGATAATAAACAGTGGTTTCCCCCCTGTCCTCATCACTATAGTCACCTTCCGATGCAGGTTCCTCATATGGCATCCAGTACAACACCCCGGACAAGATTTCTCCGCGGAGAAACCGCTCCTCAGTAAGGGTGAGTATCTGGCCAGGGCCCCACACTGGTGCGGGGTTGCCATTTGTGGCATGCATGAGTCGGTTCCAATCTCGGGTCTTCATCCAATGGACCATCTGATCAATGATCCCATCGACGGTCTTCCCTCGAAACCAGAACCCTCCGCAAACCATGAAGTTCCAGAAGGAGTGAGCAGCGATGGCGATACGGTACGGCAAGAGATGACAAGTCCCGTGGAATGCCGCACGGTATACCAGTGATTTCCACCAAGTGTCCCCGGAGATCCACATATCAGCCATGACTTCCGCCCCGATTATAGCTGGGGTGACCCACCAGCGCTTCCTCCGTATGGTTTCCTCAAAGAGAGGAGAAAACACACAATCTCTATAAAACACCACAACGGCAGCCCAAGCGGTCGGGTCAACCAATGATGCCAAAGAGTTGGAAACGCGGGAGTGCTTAATCGGCTCCAGCGGAAGGTCAAACTTGATTATGTGGTTCAACCAGGGGTGGTTGAAAAACGCCGGCAAAGCAGGGATGCGGAGGATTGCCTGCTCGAGTTGTTCTAACTGCCCACGCGTCAGGCCATACAAGTAGTGGCACATCTCCCAAGTGTCGGGTACAGGATCTGCAGGCTCCCGCACATGGAATTTGTACTCATCCACGACTGGCTCAGCGCGAACGGTCTGGGTTAAATGTAGAACAACAGCAATCCATGCTCTAAGGACTGGAATGTGGTGTGTGTCTCGCCAAAGGCCCAACGCCACACTTTTGGCCCATTTCACACCATTGGCAGAGGAATAGAAGTCCTTTGCATAGAACACCTTGGCAATAACGCGTCCTATGCGTGGTCCGAACAACCATCCTCGACTACTTGGGTAAAATCGTCCTGAGCAAAACTCAGCATCAAAAGGATGCGTGTACAGCTGGCATTTGACTGTCCACCCCAAGTCATGCAACACCTCGAGTACATCAGGCATGTACTTCAGAAGTGCTCTCACCGCCCGCGTGATGATATCGTCACCAATGCCTAGAATGAACATCTTTGGCATAGGATCACCCCGCGTAACAACTACGATGAGAACGGCCCCGTAGTGACCGGTGCAGACAAGAAATGTGTTTCCACAGGTGGTGTTTCCCACCCCACTCTGCATGGTGGCATCAACAATATACCAGACACCATGGGTTGTAATGCCCTTGGTTTTCATCTGGGTACTGAGAGCCGCCCATACACGTGGGGCTGGTCGCAGCCGCTTATACTCGCGAAGCTCCTGCTTTTTCGCTGTCTTGTGAACGTGCGTGTCATGTCGTGAAGCGTCAGTCTCCCAATAGATCCCCTCAGGTATCTCATCGAGGGCGAATTGAAACCACTCCCCGAGAGCATTGGCATCCAGCCCAGATGCCGATGTTATTGGTGGGTACTTGGTGGGTAGGTCATGCTTGATCGCATACCACCGTCCCCAGATCTTCTTGAGATAATTGCTCCACGCTAGGGTGAATGGACCAGTCAACACCTGGTACACGGGAGTCTTCCCTTGGATCAGACGAGGGTCATAATCCTCGAGATGCTCAAACACTAGCTTCATGACATGCTCCCGCTTGACGAATGCCTTGACCAAGTCATACCCCTTTTGGGGGTCTCCACGGGCCAAGTGGTCGAGGGCTTTACGAAATAGCTTTTGACGAGCTAAAGTAAATCGACTCAACCATCGTTCAAGGGGAATAGGTCGCAAACGGCCGTGCTCTAGGAGGGATTCCTCCCGGGGCAATACTCGATGTTCCTCGAGCAACCTGTACACTTCGTGCCACAATTCCTCATCGGGGGAATGAGTGTACCGGCAACCGCGATTATTTACTGCGACCAACTCATTGTGCACGCACACACGAGACAATAGTGGTACCACCCCAGGGACCCCAATCCCATGCAAAGTCACGCCATGGCCCGGTTTACATTCCACCCAGTCCCCATTCACCCAAATCTTAGCCGAAGCCTTGATTGGGCTGAGCTCACGGCCGTCCATACAGACGTCCATGAACTCAATGGGGCCAGGCAGGACTTCAACGAACTCATTGGCATCCAACCTAATCATGGGACTAAGTCGATTTGTCCAGGAGTGTCCTGCTAATGCTGTCACTTTGTACGCAGTGTGCCATGTCGGAACGATGGTGGAGAACGTTGTTGGTCGCGTCGTCGGATCAGTGCGACCAATCAAAGCTCGCCAATCACTGCGGGCTGTTACAAAGCGTGTGAGTGCAACGAACCCAAAGCCTAAGGCTACACCGAGGGCCATATGACCCCGAAGCGTTTTGGGCAATAGCCAACTAGCCGCATCACCAGCAAGCCGCCAGAGTTTGCCGAGGACAGAAAGAGTTGCGTCAGTTTTCTGCCTCTTGGGTTCTCGCC